CATGCCCTCAGTAGGGCTAGCGATAGCAGACCCACGCGCAGCAGACGACGCGAACCGCATAACCGCCTGATCCATCAAATAACTATTAACATCACCCGCAGTTAAAACCTCACCGGATGCAAAAGTTTTCTTACCAGCACCAGCCACAACAGACTCCTAACTACAGGCCGAGAATCGACAAATCAAGAACACCCCAGGTGGGGTTATCTAACTCAAACGGTAACGCAGTCACAGGGTCAAGCGCGAACGTGACACGATGACTATTAGGTGTGCTCGCGTGCGCGACACCCTCCACCAACGCCAACTGCTCAATGCCAGCACCAACACCATTAGGCGTGTACCTGGTCCGCAACAGGTTACCAATCTCAATAGCGGCAACCTGCGGTATCGATTGCGTAGCAAGCAGATTCACTGTCATCTCACGAATGCGCACCTCAGGCTGTTTATACCGTGACAGTAGATAGTCAGCGACCGCAGACACCTGAGCATCATCGGCAGACAACTGACCTGAACGGTCAAGGACACTCACCCCGTACTCTGCGCGGCTAGCCTCATCATCGGCCACCGCTGTCCCACCATTAACCCGCGAAACAATCACACGATTAAACAGTGTCTCTGTCCCGTACTCGACGGCCACACCTTCGTAAGGTACAAGAATGTCAGCGGCGGCAGGGCCGACGTAAGGCAACGCGGCCACATACGATACGCCCGCATTATAGTTCGTAGGCGGATCAAAATTATCTGTTAACACCACGTCTTGTATTGCGGCACTAGGAGTATTAGCACCCTTAAACGTCAACACGCCATCCGCTGCGACAAAGACAGAACCAACCTCAGTTTCCTCAACCAACTGAAGATAGTTTAAAACATTCGTGCCACCATCCACCACGTCAGCCTGCAACGCCTGAGACCCTGTAGCAATGTCACGCAACCCCGCAGGCCAAGCAACCTCAGGACGCGACAACACAGACGCCACACGTTCACTAGACAACTCAGCCACCGCAGTGTGCGCAGTGAACTCCGCGCCAGCCAACAAAACAAACCCATCCACACACGACACCGACGCAATAGAATCACCGGACAAATCGTAGTCAAGGTTCCAATCCTCAATCAGGCCAGTGAAAACAGCCTGCCCTGACACAGAGATACGGATAGGGCGCCTAGGTTTGATCTGCCCAAAGTACGGGCCAGCAGAATACAAAGGGTCAAACGTGCGTAGCCTGTTATCCAAAGTGACTGCAGCCGAGCCAGTCTGAGACTTATCTAGCCTGCGCGACCGGCCACGCCTCACCGACACAGAACGCACCGCATCAGTCACGTCATAAAACAATTCACCGGCAAGCACAAACTCAGAATCCAACTCACCCTGCACAGGGTCACCTAGTACAAACACAGTAGGCCCAGGTGACGCGCCAAGATCAAACCCGATCTCTACCCTGACATCCGTTGTCATGGCGCGGCCACAAACACGCGACCATTGGCACGCTCGTAAGCCTTAATCGCCTCCACAGTCTGCCGACCAATTTCACGAGGATCACCCACGCCAGCGTTCACGGTAATGAAAACCTGATTAGCCGCAGCACTTCTCGCCGCCGGAGTGCCAGCCATGTCACGCTGCCCAAACTCAACATCCGCACCAACATTAGCAAACGCTGAAGATGCCTGCCTGAACTGACGTTCGAGGTCGTTAACCTCAACAATGCCGCCAACACCTGACGAAAGCAACGCCTCAGCGATTGCTAAACCATTGTCAGGGCCAGCCGCCACGATCTCTTTCAGCGAATTAGTGTTAAGGCCAAGGTCACGCAGTTTCTTCAACGACGCAGTGAAAGCCCTAATGTTTGCAAGCCTTTCCCGCAGTTGCATACCAATCGCGGCACGCTCAAACCCGGCAGGGACACCACCCAAATCAACATTCATGATCGACCCAAACTCACGGCCAACACCACGCAACTGCCCCAGGTAAGACTTAATCGCTTTAACCCTGTCCTGCAAATCTTTTTGCGCTTTGTCTAAGCCGTTCTTAGCCTCGTCGAGGGCAGACTGAGCGGCTTCCCGCGCGGCATCAGTAGCGGCCTGAGCGAGCGCGGCAGACGCGTTCTTCACTTTTTCTTTTTGCGAGTTGACGCCATTAATCAAACCCTCAGGAATAAACGCGCCTAACTGCTCAAATATCTTTGAAGGTGACGCGATACCTAGCGCGGCTTTGAATGGGCCAACGATCCACCCTGGCAACATGTTTAGGAAGAAACTGCCGATGCTGCGCAGCAGTGAACCCGCGCCATTCAGCAGCCCCTGAACGACGCTAACGCCAGCGTTGTACAACCATGACCCGGCGCTAGCGAACACGCCCACGACCTTGCCAGGAATCTCCTCAAAGAAATCTAGGAACGCGCCAAGTTTTTCTAGCCCAGACTTAACGGTGTCCACGACAGCGTTGAACACGCTTGAAACTTTCCCGCCAAAGTCTTGTGCCACACCGAGAGCCGTCGTGAACGCGTCAGCAAGGAACAGAACATATCTGATTAGGCCAGCAATAAGGAACGACACTGCTTCGATCACCTTCGACAGGTAACCGGCCCACAATGGAATAATCACATTCCCAATAAAATCGCCTAAAGTTTTAAACACTGCCTTTAAATTTTCGATCCCAGTTTCGTTCTCTTTCAACACCTTTTTGATTCTGTCCACTGCCGACATGATGGCATCTTTGACAGCGTTGAACGCGTTAGTGACAGCATCACGGAACACTTCAGACTCACGCCACAACGCCACAAAGATAAGCACCAGACCAACTATCGCCGCGACGATCAAACCCACCGGGCCAAACAGGACACCGATAGCGCCACCGATAGCACCAATACCGCTGACCGCTCCACCTAACGCACTGATCAGTGAACCAACCACCATGAGCACCGGGCCAATAGCCGCAGCGATAAGCGCCGCTTTTACAATAAACTCTTTAACCTCAGGGGATAACGCCTGAAATTGTTCAATGAGACCAGTGAAGAATTCTACAAACTGTGTCACGGTCGGGGCGATAATGTCGCCCAGTTGGATCAACGCTATCTTGATATTCTCAAACGCTGACTGCATTTTGAAAGCACCAGTTTCGGCGGTGACCCCAAAAGCTTCATCTGTGATGCCAGCGGCATCAGCAGTTAAACCAAAAGTACCCGCGAGTGTTTCGGCGTTAGCGTCAAGAATTTGGAACCCGGCAGCGGCAGCCTCAGACGATCCAAGTAGGCGCCCCAACTCTTCACGGTTCCCGCCCAGTTTTTTGTCAAGCATCCCCAGGGTCTCAACTAGGCCACGCTCACCGATGGAGTCTCGAACATCTTGAGCAGTCAAACCAATACCGTCTAGCGCTTTCTTTGCCTGTTCCGTTGGTACAACGAAAGCCCTGAACAGTGCAGACATTTGTGTAACTGATTGTGCTGCATCACCATTCGTCCGTGTGAGCAACGCGACCGCGCCGCCCATGTCAGCGAACGATGCCCCTGCCTGTTGAGCGAAAGGCAACACACGACCGATAGCGCCCGCAAATTGTGAGGTCTCAAAGTTACCCGCACGCGCCGTAGCCACAATGATGTCAGTAGCAGACGCCGCGCTCAACACCTCAGAACCGTACGCGTTCATCGCGCCAGCAAGCGCACGCGAGATATCTGCCGTCTCACCTAGCCCCGCCGCAGACGCCTTAGCAGACGCGTCCAAAGCCGACAACGCATCATCGCCACGCAAACCCGCAGACGTTAACACAAACAGTGCATCCGCTAGTTCCGCAGGCGCTTTCGCGGTTTCGCCCGCCAACTTCAAAACAGCGGTCTCCATGACTGCAACTTCATCCGCAGCAATACCGACCAGCGAAACGATCTTAGTCATGGACGATTCAAAGTCATTAGCCAAAGTGACTGCACTGGCACCGATAGCGACTAGTGGCAGTGTCACGCCTAGTGTCATTTTTTTGCCAGCAGCGGACACGCTCGCGCCAACCGCAGACAGTTTACTGCCCATGTCTTTAAACGAATTAGATATGCCGCTAGTCGCGTCGGTCGAAGTTTTGCGCAGGCTCTCTAGATCACGTTGCGCTTTCTTAATGTCTTTATCATTGTAGTCACCGTAGACGTGTACGCGGATACCATCGTTAGCCATTATTGACCTACTTTCCGCATAGCGTCTTGAATGCTTTTTTCAATTTTTTGCGCAACTTCTGGCACCACTTTGTAATACGCAGCAGCCATAAACCTAGGCGCCTTGCTAGCGCGTCTATATTTGCTGACGATATTATCGTTAAACACTCCACCAGAACTTAACCCGGCGAATGCGAGAATAGCGCCAGCGGGGTTCATTTGCTGTGCTGAATATCCGAACGCCACGGTAGCCGCTCTGACACGCTTTCGTGTTGTCTCTAACTTGATAGCACTTCGCACAGTCTTACCAACATAAGGAACAGAACGACCTCTAACAGGATCAGTCCACGCGCCCCAATTAGACAACGCAACATTTCCCGGATACGCCGATTTACTTTCTCTCACAAGCGAAAGGCTGGCCGACCGCATCTCTTTCTTCAACTGCTTAGAAACATCTTTATCAAACTTTTCTAGACGGTTAACGAGTTCCGCCATCCCGCTGACTGTTGCGGCCATTATCGTCCTTTCTGCTGTTTGCGCTCCTGAACACGACGCCAACGCAGATAACGTTGCATAGTGGCAAACATCCTAGGACTCTCTGCCTCCAACTCACTAGGCAAACAACCCCACTCATACGCCAAATGCACTACAGCCCAATGGGTTGACTGCTCTCCAAAGGGACAATTTTGTTATCCTCCGAATCACCAACAGTCACATTAGCGACCGTCTTCACCCACTTTTCAAAATCGTTGCCCGCTTTATCGTTGCGCTGCAACGCGTGCCAAGCAAGCCACAGAATCCATTCAAGTTTCAAACCTGAACCGAACTCCGTAATAGGCTTATCAAATTGACGTTCAAACGCGAGCAGGTCGGGTACCGACGCCACCGCAGTAGCGTCGGCCCCGTCCTCATACTGAACAGACATCGTGAAACGCATCATCAGAATTACACTCCAATCGCAGGTAGATGCTAGGACAAAATTAGGCTGGTGCTACGGCGCGTGTAACTTCACCGCTGATCGGCAGAGACACACTCACGGTAGCGAGATCGCCAACCGCTGAATCCACCGGGTTATACTGCGACACAAGCACATCGAACTGGTACTCAGGGTTGGTGGTGCCAATAGCGGCAGTACCACCGGGGCGCACCTTAACAGCAGCAGTGCCGCCAAGGTTAGGCCACATCAGCGAATCAATGCCGCCAGCGCCAAAGTCTTGGTGAAACTCGAAATCAACTGAACCTGACTTCAGCCCACCGATGCGGGTATTCCATCCGCCACTGCCAAAGTTGGTGACATCAACGTCAGCGGCTTCCAAACTAATAGACACGGAAGCACACGACGATGAGACTGTGCTGCCCGCGAACTCGATAACGGGATCGGTAACGACAAATGTCGCCATTGTGTGCCTCCTCAGGCATAGACAACCACAGTGAATTCCACTGCGGCATAAACAGTTTCGCCCACTTGCACTATCTGATTACCATTCGTGCGGGTAACCTGAAGGGTCTGGGCAGAACCCCCCAAACTTCGGTCGGCTTCTATAGCCGCTTTCACACTGGCAGCGCCATCAGGATCAGCGTAAGCATCTAAACGGTTCTGCGCGTTACGTTCAGACGTGCGCCCCACAATCACAGTCACAGGAAATTCATAGGTGTGTAGCCCGTTGCGAAACGCCGTATCGTAAGTGATCGTTGCAGACCCTACAACGGCCACAGGGGGCGCGATATCGTCTGGGATATATGGAGAAACCCTCAACCCTGTTATGGCCGCCAGGTTGTCTCCTAGGCCGTTACGGATACTGTTAATGCTCACGCGACACCTACAGGGTCACGGCGGAAAGGTGCAAGGATCGCAGCAACGTCAGCGTCCACACGCGACACCCTAATGACACCCATGTCCGGCCCGATACCCGCGACACCTAGCACACTGTCGAAACGCTTAAACAGCCTCAGAGACATGAGGATACACGCCTGCACAACATCGGTAGGGACAGACGCAAACCCAAACTCTGCCGTGACCTGAACGCTGGCCTCGCCAAGATTCTCACGATACCAACCAACCGGAAACAGGTAGTCACCTATAGCACGCAATTTAGTCGTAGGAAACACCACCCCATTGCTTCGATTGTTCAACGGCTCACGTTGATAATCTGACGCGCTCCACGTCGTATCGTACACGCCATCTAGATCGTCACTTGTACGCAAAGTCAATGTGACACTAGCAACATCATCAATATCTACCGTGTAACTGTTTTGCGCGAGATACACGCGAGTCTCTACACCGTCAGTGAAAAACCTACGGGCGCAATGCTGGTCAATCATTCTTGACGCGGACTCAATCGACAATTCCAATAGTTCATCGTCTACTGTGTCTGTGATTCGTGCGGCGGCTTTCACTTGCGCCAGTGTCGCGTAACCGTTAGTAATAGCCATGTTTCATTCCTCCCGGTCAGCGAACCCCGCCAACGCGGGACGCCACAACTCATTATAAATTTTGTCAGCATCATAGTTATCAACAATGTGTGCACGCGTGTCAGCGGAATGCTTATCGTCTTTACGGTCGTACGATTCTTCCAACGCTCGGGCCATGTCGTGAACACTCGGTGTGTTAAACCATGCACCCTGAGCGGCATCCCACAACGGTTGCCCAGACACCTTCCAACCATCCACAACTAACTCAGGTTGAGCAGTAAAATTATTCACAATAACTCTTGTGCCGCAGGCCTCAGCCTCCGCGACAGTCAACCCGAAACCCTCACCCAACGTAGCGGCAAGCAACACATCTAGACCCGTGTAGATAGCGGCCATAGCGTCATTCGGTATACCAGTGCGCAGCAAATACTGATTAACGTAATGCACCTGATTTTTGTTGATCCCTACCGAATCGATCAATGGTTGCAACGGAATACCGCCCATTGCGCCAGATATCTCCGAATGAATGTACAGGTGGGCGTCAGGCTTATTGCTTGCAAACATTGACCACGCCAGCAACTGCTCACCGAAAGCCTTACGCACCGGGCTTGTACCCTTATTCGCGTTAATGATTCCCGTAACGTGCACGTCATCGTCAGAAATGTTCATCAACTCTCTGCCAGTACGGGCGACGCCTGACGCGTCTTCGATTGTGGCAGTAGGTTTAAAAGTGTTTGTGTCAATGCCGTGAGGTATGCACAGGTGTTCAATACCGGCGGCTGTTAGTTGGGCCGCGCCGTAGTGACTCATGGCGATAGGTGTCACGTTATCTTTCGCGCACCACTGCGCTACCTTAGGTGGGACAGGCAGATGATCGATAGGCACCCACGACGCGATAGGGATAGTGTCTAGGCCAGGGTTTGAATACACCCAGGTGTCGTAAAGCGTTACCAGCAAAGGTGTTTGGCCAAGGTGTTGCCGCGCCCAGTCAGCGTAATACGCGGGTAGGACATCTTGCGAATACGCGTCAAACCCACGTGGGAAATGTTCAATGCCTTCCCACTCGCTCATAGTCGCTTCTAGGCCATAGTTAACCGCGACCGCCACAGAGTGCCCATCGTTAACCATCCGTGACGTGACCTGTTTAGTTTGCTGCCCGTAACCTGTTGCAGCCCAAGCAGCATTAGACGCCCACAGTGTCGCTAAAGTTTTCATCGCAGATTCCTTTACTGTTCGCAGGTGGGTGCTAGGTGGAGTGCAACCTGCGAGTGCGCCCCACCTAGCGGCTTACATCTCACATATCAACACGCAGGGAATACGTTGATACGCAAGAACTTTACTGGTTAAGCAGTACCGCCACGGAACACCTTGACGGCTTCCTGCTGGCCAAGGTCGCCCCAGATCCGCATGGTTGCGCGGAAACCAATTTCATCGGATGCGAAGTAGGCATCGTCTGAACGGGCGATCTCAATGCCGCCAACCTGACGGACATGGTACGAACCGTGCCAACCAAACGTCACAGACTTGTTAGCCGTGCCGATGGCGGGGATGTCCGGGTTATCGAAGATCGGGAAACCGAGCAGGCTGTCGGGAGTTCCGACAGTTGCCGCAGGCTGGAACAGGTAAGCGCCCTGACCGTCCTTGAGTTTCCGTGCAGCACCTAGAGTCTGGCGATTCATCTGCCACGCGCCACCCATCCGCACATACGACCCATTGACCGAGTGTGCAAGGTCAATCAGGTTATCCGCAGTGAAAGCACCAGTGACACCCGTGCCACCAGTAACGCCCGTGCCAGCAGCAACCACAAGACCATTTGGCTGCACAGTGCCAGTACCGACAGTGAGCAGCGCATTAACCTTGAGACCCAACGCAATACCAAACATGCGGGCAAGGTAACCCTCAATGTCGAAGCCTGCATCGGTGAGCAACTCGCGGCTAGCCTTAGTGAGAACAGCGACCTTCTGTGACTTCAGCGTGATGCTGGAGAACGTGGGGTCGAGTGCAGTGATTGTGGTCGCTTCAGCGATAGCGGTAGCGGCGGGGCGCGTAGCCTCAACCGGAATACGCAGATCCTCACCAGATTCGGTGTTGATCAACGTAACTACGTTACCGTCAAGCATCGGGCCAACCGTAATCATTGCTTCCTGCAAGCGGGGCAGGAATGACTGCGGCACAACGGCTGCATCATCACTGGTGTTCAGGTCGCGGCGCTCAATGTTCATTGAACGTGCCTCACCGTTTACCAGTGCACGCAACTGCTCAGACACGCCGCTGCGCTCTGGTGTGGAGCGAACTTCAGCAACCTCCGGGGCAATCTCCATCGTGTAAGCCCGACGGTCAGCGTCGGACTTAACCTGATCAATGTGTGACTGACGTGTGTCCATCTCACCATTGAGAGAATCCCACGCGGTGCGTTCTTCTACGGACATCTCGCGACCTTCAGCGTCGGCGCGATCAATAAATGAACGGGCCGCGTGCAGGTCACTATTCTGAGCGTCAACTAGACGCTGCAAATATGACATGCGAACTCCTTCTATAATTGTTGTGTTGTAAGGGTTTTGCCGAATGCGGCTCCGCACGCGACGCCTCAGCCACCGGCTCCGGTAGCCAAGAAAACTAAGACAATTTCAGATGCCGCTCAAGCAACTGCAAACGCAAACGCGCATCATTGTTTATGTTGCGTTGCGTGTCTAAACTATTGAGCACGTCCAACGTGTCGGACAACTCGGCAACGTCCTCAAGCGAAACGTCGCCAGGTTTGCGCAAAGCATCTATAACCATCATCAACAGATCAACGTCATCGTCCGATAACGTCTCTGCCGCATTAACTTTCGCGATAGCATCAGCGAGCGCAGCAGGATCAACCTCTGCGCGTTTGGCTGGCACAAGCCACGACCGGACAGCCGCAGACGTAGCCGGGTAAGCGGCAACACCAGTAACCACAGACACCTCATGCAAACGGATCTCATCTAGCGTACGTTCGCCGCCATCGTCAGACCACGAATCACGCACAGTAGAAAAACCGAAACTCATAGTATCAACGACCTTGCGCTGCATCAGTTCTTGGAGATCGCGGCTATAAGTTGTGTCCGGCAAATCTGCCTCAACGTACAGGCCATCGTCTCTGTCTTCTAGGCGTAAAGTCTTAGAGCGCGTCGACGCCAACACCATACGATCATCGTGATTGACATACATGCGGATGTCGTTGCGGGACTTCAGTGTGCGGGTAAGCGCACCGCGTGCAACTCTTTCAGTGAATGGCAGCGGCAGGCTAGGCGAATCGTAGCGGATAGCGTAACCCGCGAAAGTGCCAATGCTGTCATCTGTCGTGGCCGCTCTAAACTCTAGCGGCTCTGTCACAAGTTCACGAGTCTCTAATGCCTGCACGGTGTTTTGCTCCCTCAATAGTTCTGCTTGTGTCTCGAAAAATTTACGCGCAGGCTCAGGGTTAGCGCTTGATCCGTCGATCTGCACAGGTGTTGCAGTGCCTACGGTTACACGCCCAGACGTTAACGGCATTAGCCCTCCTGCTGTAGTTGGACGCTCAGCACGCCCGTATGCTCAATGGTTGGTAGACCAACTGCGACCAGCGCGGCCTCAGGGTCGAAACCTGCAATTACAAGTTTAGATGCCATGTCTACTTTGATCTTTGTTTCTGTTAGTGCCGCAGCGTTTACGTCCACGTTCGCGAGCGGCACACGGTAAGTGTCTCCACCTTCAACCGCTGGCATATCTTCCACCCGGTGGATATCGTTAATGTTCAAGAACCCGGCCTGAATGCCTTGCGAGTACGCCGCGTAACGATCCTGCAAATTCGCCCGCAGCAAACCATCAACATTGAATTTAAGGAACGCTTCACCAGGCAACAGCCTTGAATAGGCGTCTTCAATTTTTGCAATCAGCGGCAGAATCGTATACGTCACAAACGCTTTCGACAATTCCTCGACGCTGGCGTAAGACATGGAGCCGGGTTTAGTTGACTGCAACAGGTGAGGGGGGATACGCCACACGCGGCAGATCTCTTCCACCATGAACTCGCGTGAAGCGAGCATCTGCGCCTGCTCAGGATCTACACCAGTTTTCTGAAACTTTGCGCCACCAGACAACACGCCGGGACGGTGGCTATTCTTCAGGCCACGGTGTCCAGTTTCCCAACCGTCCTGCAACGCTTTCGCTTGCTCTTTGGTGATCTCATGAGGAACCTCTATGACGCCCTGAGTCGTAGTGCCGTTCCCAAAGAACGCGGCAGAGAACAACTCCAAAGCTTTTGCCAGACCTAGAGTCTCGCGCAATTCGTGAATCCGTGACACACCCCGCAACTGGCCAGGGCGACGCAAGTCAGTGATGTGCACCACGTCATCTTCAGTCAACGTAACTGACTCGCGTTCGCCATCGTAGTGGAACACGATACGGCCATCACTGTTTCGGTCTATGCGTACCTTACGCGGGTCAAGTACGGACAGAGAAATCAACTCACCGCGCAGGTCATACACCTTGCGGATAAACGCGTTCCCGTCGGTAGCAAGACTCACATGCAACGCTTGGTAGTGATCAATGCGCGTCACGCCCTGATCGGGTTCAGGGTCGGTAACCCAACGGGGCTTAGGGCGCAACGCTTTACGCTCGCCCTCCTCACGGACATACGCATCAACCGGGAGTGTGGAACACACGTCACTGATCAACCTGATAGCGGCATACACAACACTAATACGAAACGCCTCATCGGTGTTCACGTTCACACCTGAACGTGTTCCCTGCGAGACAGGTATACCCATCTCAAACATTGACTGAAAAGTGATAGCGCGAGACTCGTTCGAACGCAACAAATTATTGAGCATCGCTAGAGCCTCTCTCCATCGCTAAACCAACAGTCATCAACATCAGGCCACCCACAACAAACCCAGCCGGTAACGCAATCAGGCCAGCCCCAACCGTGACAGCCACTACCCCTAGCAGTTGTAAAAGTGTTGCCAGCATTCAAAACTCCTAAACATAGAACGCCACCTTAGGCGGCGTCGCAGGGTTTTCCCTACGGGCAGTAGCCCTATCGAACGCGATCACAGCACACACACCCGCATCAATCTTACGCGGGGACATCTTATGCTCTTTTGTGATACGCGGGCCAAGCCGATCAGTGCGCACCACACAGTTATTCAAATGCCTTGCTAGTAAAGGATCATGGTCATGCGTGACACCCTCACCCGTTACCGCGTCATAGAACTTAGCGGTAGCGGGAACCATACGCGCAGGCGACGACGTAACAAACTCGGTGACAGGTAAACCCGCTGCGGCCCATGACTCAATCTCACGCGACCACCTATAAGGATCACACGCGATCTCCACCACATTCCATCGCGAAGGTAAACTCAATACCTCGTGTTCAACTTCACCGATAGGCACACGCCAATCGTCGCGGGCACCCGGTGGACGTTCCCACGCTTTGATCAACCACATACGCGGTACGTCTTCAATCGTGCAACCCACAAGCGCCGTAGAGTCATTCGAGAACGACCCATCGAAGCCGACCACAACCGGCGTATCATCAACTGGCGCAACAGTTTCCGGCAACGTATCCCACGCGCCAGACGGTAACCACGCCGTCTGGGCGTTAACCCATGTGCCTAAACGCTTAGTCCTAAACTCCGCTTCTGGTGTGCGTTTCATTGCCGATTCAAAATCGTCAACGTCTTGTAAGTCTCCATACCCAGGGTTGGCGGCACGCCACACTTCAGGGTCACGGTAGTTAGCATCTTCAGGCGCACCCCAATGAGCCATGAAAAAACTATCATCATCGGCTTCACCATCGGCCACACGTTTACCGTACTGCCACAACGCATACGCGACAGAATCTTGACCAGACGAATCAGACTTAACACCCGGCGTAGTGATCGCCAATAGCATTGCCTCAGGGCGTGCACCCATCGCAAGACTGAGCACGTCGTACATGCGCCGATTAGGTTGCGCGTGCAACTCATCAAACACAACCAGATTAGGTGACAAACCCTCCTGCCTAGAACTATCACTAGACAACACTCGGTACACGCTACCGGTCTCAGGTACCTCTATCGCGTCACGGAAAAGTTTAGTATTAGCACGCAATTCCGGCGACGATTCAATCATCGCTTTAGCAGCGCCAAAAACAATCCGCGCCTGTTCACGATCACTAGCAGCCGAATAAACCTCAGCACCCTGACCAGACATCATCAACGAATACAACGCGATGCCACTACCCAACGCACTCTTACCAGATTTGCGCGGTAGCAACACTAATGATGAACGATGCCGCAACCGACCATCCGGCCGACGCGCAAACACGTTACCCACCAACTGTTTCTGCCAGTCACGCAACAGCAACGGCTCGCCCGCGCGACCCCCCACAGAATCTTTTACCTGCGGGCACAACGCTTCAATGAACTCAGTAACCAACTCGCCATCCCCGCGAGCAATATCCTCCACCGGCACAGGTGTAAGAATCCTAGGGGGCCACCCGTCCATCATGCATTCCTGCGAGCGCGCAACGCCTCCAACTTCGACACCTCACGCACCTCCGCCACACCCAACCGCGTCCGATCCGTAGGCGTAAACCCCAACAAAGACAGCATGGAACGCAACTCACTATCTAGTGAACGCAGCGCCACACGGTCACGCCAGTCAGCCTCACCAGACAGCACAAAACCGCGCAAGCCCTCACGCTCTTCCACCGTCTCGCAAACCAACTGCACCAACTCGATATCGGTAGTAGGTGCAACCCACAACGCGCCAGACGCCCACACGCGCTCCCACAACGCCAAACCAGCACCCGCCAACGGCCTAACAGGATCGGGACTACCAACCACAGGCGGCAACG